GATTTTATACCGGTAAAAAAGAAAGATTAATGCTGGTTTTTTTTATTCAAGAAATTAGAGCAACAGGTTTGAGCCCCCTTCAAAGAATAAAAAACCGGCATGTCATCAAATAAATTAGAATTATGTCAGTAAATGTCAATACCAATAAAGCAGCTTTAATACTTTTTGGTCCATGTCTACAGAAAACTAATATCAGTGATTCGATTAAAAAACAATTATTAAAAAGAGGTAAAAAAAACTTTTTAGATGCAAGAAAAAGTTTAGCCGGTCATATTGATAAAGAGCTTTTTTATTCTAGAATTGATCGAGAATGGTTTGCAGATAAAATAAGAGACCATTTTTTAGAATATTTAAAAACTGCTCAACAATTTTATAATAAAGCTTTGGCAAAAACTGTTGTCTTAGAAAGCTTATGGATTAACTATATGAAAGCAGGGGACTCTAATCCTATTCATACACATTCACACGACCTTAGTTTTATAATTTTTTTGCAAGTGCCTGAAAAAATAAGAAAAGAGAATCTTAAATTTATAGGTGGAGATTATGGTCCAGGATGTATATGTTTTATAAACGAAGTTAAAAAAGATAAGTTGACTATTGATAAATATACTATTTTTCCAGAAGAAAATGACTTCTATATTTTTCCATCTACTTTACATCATTTAGTATCTCCTTTTAAATCTAAATGTGAAAGAATATCGGTGTCTGGAAATATATCTTTTAGAAATTAAACATAGATTGTCTTTTTTAAAACATATAAAAATATCAAAAACAGCAACCCTTGATGAAAAAAGAAAAGAACTCTGGGACGTATCCGGAATAATAGAAGGAAGATCAAATCAAGAATTTAAATTTGATACACGACCTTTGAAAAATAATATTAAAGAAGGCTCTTTTAAAATGAAAGCCGATAAGATGGTTTTTGATATTTGGAATAAATATATAATAGTGGATGTACCTGAATTATTACAGTACATTAAGAAAAACAAACTTAAAAAGGTACAATTAGAAAATTTGATATTTGAGTTAGACTGGAATATAATACTACCCAAGACGTAGAAAGCCTTATATAGTGGACTACTATGTTACAAAAAATAGGATTTTTACCAGGATTCAATAAACAAGTTACCCCCACTGGTGCCGAAGGCCAATGGACCGGTGGAGAAAATGTCAGGTTTAGATATAATACTCCAGAAAAAATAGGCGGATGGTCTCAATTAGGAGATAATGCTCTAACAGGAGTAGCTAGAGCCCAACACCATATAGTCAGTCAAACTTCAATTAATTTTTCCATTATAGGAACAAATAGAATTTTATATGCATATACAGGGGGAGCTTTTTATGACATTCACCCAATTAAAACGGATTTTGGAGCATTAACTGATGCCTTAGCTAGTACTAATGCTTCTGCTATTCTTACCATTACTTTATCTTCCACTGCTGGAATGACCGCAGGAGATATTTTATTACTTGAAAGTGTAACTCCTCCAACAGGTTCAGGTTATTCAGCTTCTGATTTTGATGATAAAACTTTTATGATAACTGAAGTAGTAGACTCTACCTCAGTTACTATTACTATGGGCTCCAATGCAAGCGCAACCGCTACGGATGGAGACCTTTCTGTTAAGTGGTACTATCCTGTAGGACCGGCTGAACAGGTTGGTGTTTTTGGATGGGGTATATCTCAATGGTCTGGAACAGTAACAGCTCCTCAAACGACAACTTTAAATGGAGCTATTACTTCTACTGGTGCAACAACTGGTATTACATTAACCAGTTCATTAGGTTTTCCTACCAGCGGGACTAGTGAAATAAGAATAGGCACAGAGGATCTTAGTTATACTGGAATTAGTGCAAATGTATTAAGTGGAGTCGTTAGAGAAATTAATGGAACAACAGCAGCTTTACATTCGGATGGAGCGACCATTACAAATATTACTGACTATAGTGCATGGAACGAGGCCTCTTCTACAACTGATAAAGTTGCAGAGCCTGGTCTCTGGTCCTTGGACAATTTAGGAAGTACTTTGTTGGCTTTAATTTTTAATGGTGCTGTCTTTGAATGGGATTCAGATTTAAGTAATGCCACGGCAACCAGAGCAACCATTGTTAGTGGTGCACCAACAGCATCTAGAGACATGTTAGTCTCTACGCCCGATCGTCACTTAGTTTTATTTGGAACTGAAACCACGATTGGAACTACTTCTACTCAAGATGATATGTTTATAAGATTCTCTTCTCAAGAGGATATAACTGACTGGACACCTACTGCAATCAATAGCGCTGGCACACAAAGACTGGCTGCCGGCTCACGGATCATGGGAGCCACACTTGGTAGAAATGCCATTTATATATGGACAGATACTTCATTATTTACCATGAGATTTGTAGGAACCCCTTTTACTTTCGCCTATGAACAAGTGGGAACCAACTGTGGACTGATTGGTATGAACGCCGCTGTCGAAGTAGATGGTGCTGCATACTGGATGTCTGATAATGGTTTCTTTAGATTTACTGGTAAACTAGAATCAATGGATTGTTTAGTAGAAGACTATGTTTATGATGATTTAAATACAACTTCAAATCAATTTATCTATTGTGGAATTAATAACTTGTTTGGAGAGGTAATGTGGTTTTATCCAACCTCTGGTTCTAACGTTGTTAATAGATGTGTCATTTATAGTTATTTAGATTCAAGTCCAGAAAGACCTATTTGGTTTACGAACGCTAGTTCAATCTTTCCAAGAACTACTTGGGTGGACTCAGCTGTTTTTGGTTTACCTCATGCTGCATCATATGATGCAGGTACGGATACCTGTGATACCGTAGGAAACACAGATGGAATTTCAACTTACTATGAACATGAAAAAGGAGTTAATCAAATTAAGGGAGGAACTACTACTGCCATTGCAGCCAACATTCTTTCAGGTGATTTTGATATTACACAGGATAAACAACGAGGAATTACATTTAGAGGGGACGGAGAATTCATGATGAGAGTCAGTAGATTTTTACCTGACTTTGTTTCACAATCAGGAAATACAATAGTTGAATTAGATTTAAGAAATTTTCCTAATCAAACTGCAGCTAGCTCTAGTCTAGGACCTTTTACTATTACTTCTAGTACTAACTATCAATCATGTAGGGCAAGAGGCAGATCGGTTGCAGTAAAAATATCCAACACAGCAATAGATTCTAATTGGAAAATGGGAACTTTTAGGTTAGATGTACATGCAGGAGGAAGAAGATAATGGCACTATCATTGAGGCCTGACCCTACAAATCAATCGACAAAAATGGATTTTTTCACTCCCCTTAGTGAAATTACAAGTCAACCTAAATTCATAAATGCTTATAGTGACGCTTTCCAGGAAGGATCAAAATATTCAGGACAAGGAGGAGGTATTGGTCCATATGGAAAACAAGGGCTAAGTTCAGATGTAAGACATACATTCGGATCAGCAGCAGGAAAAGAAGCTATTATTGATTGGTCTAGCGCTAATCTTGGAATTGACCCCTACGGTAAATTTGCCAATGTTATTGGAAATGTAGGAATCACAGGTGCTACAGCATTAGAAGAAATTCCAGATGCATGGAGATCTTTTAAACAAGCGTTAGAAGAAAAAGATTATGGTGCTATCACTAGTGGAGGTATTTTTGCTCAACCTTGGGAAGATGTACAAGCAAATTTAAACGCATGGGGTATTCCATATGGTGCAACACTTGAGCAAAAAAAATCATATGTTCCTCAATTAAGATTCAAACAACAACAATTAATGAATAAGAAAAAACAAAACTTTCAAGACATAGTTCGAAGACAAGAAGCTAGACTTAAAAGATTAGAAAAATTAGGTAGAGATAAAGACAGGGGTGGTTTTGATCCAAGCGGGCCTACTCAAAAATCTATACGTCGAAGAAGAGAAGATAAATCAGGACATGGCCACATCGGTGGATTCACAGATCCAGGTAAAGGTAGTTATGGACCGCATATGGCATATGGTGGAAGAGCCAGTTATTTTGATGGAGGAATCGCAAGCTTATGGCCAAGATAGTTCAATCATTAACCCGGGCAAGCGATGAGTATAACGCAGACGTATCACATTCTTTAGTAAGAGATTTAGATGCTGTATTAGAGAAATTAAACTCTACCTTTCAAGAAGAATTAAAACAGGAGATAGAAGCTAGAAGCTTCTTTTTAGATTAATGGCAGTAGTAAACCAATACGATTTTGTGGGAATAGATAATGATACTACCAATACGGAGCTTAATCCTTTTGGTGCAGGTAATCCTTTAGTAAGTGAAACGTATGTTATTAAATCTATCTTAGTAACATCAGCTGGTACTCCTAGTGTAACCGTTACTAATAATGCTTTTACTGCAATTAAATCAGGAGCTTTGACAGCAGATACCACAAAGGAATTATTAACCCAACCATTAATAGTAGTAGGGGGTACGACCCTTACCATTAAAGCAGGTAGCGCAGATTCATTTGATTTTGGAGTCAGCTATCTAAACATCAAAAAAGAGGTAACAACATAATGCAAATACTAGAGCCCAAAGAAATAATAACTACTATTTCAAACAAGAAAACAGGAGAAAAATATAAGGATGAGGAGGCTTTAAAGGCTGCCAATATTCCAGAGGAGGATGTGCGAAGAGATGTTAGAGTAATCATGCCGCCCCTTGATTTGTTTGCAAAAACAAAGTAGTATAATAAACTCAGGAGAAATACCTGCTCTTTAACCTTAAACACACGGATATATATGGCTATAACAGATATTAATATTTCAGAACAATTAGAAACAGACGCTCCTTCTATTAAATATTCC